GCTGAGCACGTGAACCGCGCCGTCGTCGTCAAGACCCAAGGCTCGATAGCGGTCTCGTCACAGAAGTCGCCCGGACCGATCGAGCTGTGCCGCACGATGATCTGGGCCTCAGCTCTTGCCGCTCGACCTCGAGCATCCGGTAAACCCGCGCTCGTCGTCGTCGCCAACTAGTCTCGATCCGGCGGTCGCCCTCGCCTTCTGTCGGGGAAACGTGACGGGCGATCGCCACCATCGACGAGAAGCTGTGGCACACTAGACGCATGGGACTCTTCTCTCGAAATAAAACCGCGTCACTTGCCATCTCTGAGCCAGAAGTTCAAGCCGCCGTCGGCTGGTCCAATACTGGAGCAGGACAGATCGGCGACTTCTACGCCTATCAAGACGGAACGCGTCGAGCTCGAGCGATGAGCCTAGGAGTCATCACAAGGAGTCGAGACCTCTTGTGCGGAACTATCTCGAACCTCAAGCTCGAGATGTATCGAGAAATCTGGAATGGCGACGACATGGAGCCCACTCCACTCGCTCCGCGTTCGTGGCTTGATCGAATCGACAAGTCGGTTCCGAATAACTTCATCCTCGCATGGACCGTTGATGATCTCCTGTTCACCGGTTCGGCCTACTGGTACGTTACGTCTAGGAGCGGCGACGGCTATCCAGCATCGTTCACGCGTCTTCCTTCAGCGATGATCACGCTCCAAGATCAGCAGACCGGAGTCCGATTCGGGCCATCAGATCAGATCCTCTTCAACGGTCTTCCGCTTGAGAGTTCCGACGTCATTCAGTTCCTCTCGCCGATCGAAGGTCTCAACTCGACCTCGACCCGCGCCATCGAAACCGCGATCAAGATCGAAGAAGCTCGCTATCGCAACGCGTCGAGCGCGATCCCAGCTGGCGTTCTTCAGCAAGTGGCCGGTTCTGAGCCCCTATCATCCGACGAACTGGCGAGCCTTGCGGCTTCCTTCAACTTGGCGCGAATGACGAATCAGACGGCCTGTCTGAACCCCTATCTCACTTATTCCGAGACGAGCGCTACGCCGGACAAGATGCTCCTGATCGACTCCGCCGATTACTCAGCTAAGGATCTTTCTCGAGCTACCGGAGTTCCCGCTTACCTTGTCGGCGTCAGCACCGGAAGCTACGCCTACACCAATGCGACACAGTCGCGCATCGACCTCTGGACGTTCGGATGCCTACCGTTCGCGAAATGTATTGAAGAGACCCTTTCGTCCGACAATGTTCTCCCACACGGGACCAAGGTTCGGTTCGACGTCGATGACTTTTTATCTGAGATGTACGGCGACGACACCGAGGAGCAGATGGAAATCGACACGCCAGATCCAGAAATCCCAGATGCCGCAACCCGCACCGCATAGGATCCGATCATGATCAAACTCGTTCCCCAGTCATTCGATATCGACGCCGCACAAGGCGACCAACCTCGTCGATCCATCTCAGGCGTCGCCGTCGTCTACGGCGTAGAAGCAACCGTCTCCGACGGGACCCGCGTCAAGTTCCTCGAAGGATCACTTCCACTCGACGGACCGAACCCGAAGCTCTTCCTCTATCACGACTCAACCCAGCCGGTCGGTGTCGTCACCGAACGAACCCAAGTAGACAACACCGTCCTCTTCTCAGCTCGCCTTTCTGAGACGTCACTCGGATCGGAAGCTCTCGTCCTCGCATCTGATGGCGTACTTGACGCCGTGAGCGTCGGCGTGAACCCGACGAAGTTCCGCTTCTCCAAGGATGGAGTCATGGAGATCCAGTCGGCTGACTGGTTCGAGCTGTCGATGGTCCCGCACGGCGCAGTCGCCGGAGCTGTGATCACCGACGTCGCCGCGAGCATCCACCAAGAAGACGAGCCCGTGAGTAATATCGAAGAAGAAGTCCAAGACAAGGAGCCAGAAATGTCCGAAGAAACCGCAACCCCAGAAGTGATCGAAGCGTCGCCCGTACAGAAGCTTTTCGCTGAGCCCAAGCGAGCATTCAAGATGCCGTCGGCTGGCGAATGGGTGTCGGCACAGCTCCAAGGTGGAGCGATCGCCGCCGAGATGAACGCCAAGCTCAAGGCCGCCGCACCGGACGTCGTCACCTCCGACCTCGACGGCATCATGCCACTCCCGATCGTTGAGCCGATCTACAACAACTTCCGCGGCTTGCGCCCCGTGATCGACGCCGTCGGCGTTCGCTCAATGCCAGCATCCGGCAAGGTCTTCATCCGCCCAGTCGTCACGACCCACACGTCGATCGCATCGGCTTCGGAGAACACCACGATTCAGGCCGGTACGTTTGTCGTGAACGATGTCCAGATCACCAAGGGCATCTACGGCGGATACGTCGAAGTGTCCGAAGCCTCGCTCGACTGGTCACAGCCGGAAGTCCTCGGCGCGTTGCTCGACGACATGAGCCGCGTCTACGCGAACACCGTGGACAATGTCGCCGCCGACGCTCTTGAAGCTGGCACGACCAACACGAACAACTTCGCAAGCGCGTCGATCACCGATCCGGCTACGTGGGTCACTTGGGTCTACCAAGCCGCCTCGGACATTCTGAACGACTCGAACGGCAACCTGCCGACTCATCTCTTCATGGCTCCGAACCGCTGGGCGTCGCTTGGAAATCTCTCGGACGATCAGGCGAGGCCGTTGTTCCCGAACGTGGGGCCAATGAACGCCTTCGGTCAGCTCGCCCCGACGGGCTACGTCGGCAACGCGTTCGGCCTTCAGGTCGTCGTCGATCGCAACCTCCCCTCGGGAACCCTCATCATCGGAGACGCCACTTCCGGCGGCTTCGAGTGTTGGGAGCAGATGAAGGGCGCAGTCAGCTTGAATCAGCCGGCAACCCTCAGCCGTCAGATCGCGTTCCGTGGCTACTTCGCCGCGAAGATGCTCGACGCGACCAAGTTCATCAAGGCCGCGTTCGTCTGATCCGAAGAGGAGCTAACTATGGCGACTTACACAGTCGTCCAGAAGTACCTCGTCGATAACTTCGCCGTCCTCGTGCTCGCTACCCCCAGCGAGCTCGAGGTCGGCTCGTCGATAACGGTCGCTTCGGTGGATGCGACCTTCAACGGAAGCTGGACAGTCCGAGCTCTTCCGACCCAGCTGTTCGTCGGCGTCGATCAAGAAGGCGACCTCCTTTTCGACGAGAACGTCATCCTCCCCTATCAGGTCCTCTACGCCAAGACCGCCGACAACGTCGAGCGCGTCGTCGCCACCGGGACCGTCACCTATTCGCCTACTTGTACGTGGATCACCGCGACCGACATTGAGGACTGGCTTGGCATCGGTACAGCCACAGCTGGCGACGCCGCTTTCCTCACGATATGCGCGTCCGCTAGCTCACAGTTCTGTTGGAGGCGACGTCAAGAGGCCGGCTATGTGGACTCACTCACGACCGTTCCATCGCAAGACGTAAAGCTCGGGACGATCATGTATGGCGGCGCTCTCTACCGTCAAAGGGGCTCCTTGGATTCGCTGGCAAGTTTTGGAGACATGGGCGTCGCCCCGGTCCAAGGCCTCTCGCCGCTCATCAAACAGCTTCTCGGGATCGACCGTCCGGCGGTCGCCTAAGCCATGCCTACCCCGGCGGTCTACACCGACTTCCTCAACGCGTCGCTCGACAACTTGACGACCAAACTCGGCACGATCTCTGGACTCTCCGTAGTGAACGATGTCCGGAACGCTAACCCGCCATGTGTGCTCATCAACCCGCCAACGATCGACACGTTCGCTCGAGGAACTTTCCGCATGACGTACACACTCCAAGTCCTCGGCCTCGGACCAGGCAACCTCGACGGCGAACGGAACCTACTCTCGAACGTGGCAAAGATCCTCGATGCGGGGATCGGCGTCACCTCATGCCGACCGACCCAGATCGCTATCGGGGCCGGAACATTCATCGCCTACGAGCTGATAATCCCTCTGGAGAGTCAGTAGGCGTGGCACAATAGACCAAGAACAAGGAGCACACTATGGCGACATCCACCTATCTCTCGAACCCCAAGGTCCAGATCGGCGCGGCGATCGGATCGCTGACCGACATCACCGACCAAGTCTCCGCCGTGACGCTGACCGTCACCAAGGAAGCTCTCGAGGACACCGCGTTCGGATCGACTTCCCGCACCATGACGGCGGGCCTCTTCAGTAACGAACTCACGATGACCGTGTTCGCGTCATACGCGACCAGCGAGTCTTACGCTGTGCTGGCTCCGCTCGTCGGGACCAAGTGTGTGATCAAGGTGAACCCAGCAGACGCCGCCGACGGTGCGACGAATCCGGGCTTCATTTTGTCCGACTGTTACTTTGAGTCGCTTCCTGTGATCAACGCGAACCTCGGGGAGCTTTCGACCTACGACATCAGCCTTCAGGGCGGGGTCTACTCAGTCGATACCACCGCCTAGTCTCAACACGACTCGGCCCGACCAAGGAGCAACATGAGACAAGCGATCTATTTCAAGCGCGGCGAAGACGCACCCGTCGAGACGTACTTCACGACGCTCTTCGTCATCACCGAATGGGAACGCCTCGAGAACCGACGACTCGGAGACGGAAAAGGATTCGGAGCAACCGAACTCTCCGTCTGCCTCTGGATCATTCTGAAGCTCAAAGGTGAGGACGTCGGTGAGAGCTGGCGCGAATGGCTCCAAGCGAACGATCACTTTCAGATCGTCGCCGGAGTGGACATGACCGACCCAAACCCTACGGGCGGGGATCATTCAGACGAAAGCTAGCGGAAGTAGTCGCCGCTACCGGATGGTCCCCCACCTACTACGCGGATACCTTCGACACTCGAGACCTGATCACGCTCGCTAAAGTCCTAGAGGACGCCAACAAAAGGAGCAAGCGATGAGCGTAGACGTGAGCATCCCGATCTACGGCGTCAAGGAAGCGATCAAGGAGCTGAAAGAGATCGACCCGGCCCTTCGCCGTCAGCTCTCCAAGGATTACTCAAAGATCGTCAAGCCGGTCATCGACGAAATCAAAAACACGCTCCCGAAGTCCGCGCCGCTGTCCGGTATGTCGCGCCAATGGATCACCAAATCCGGATATCAGATGCTTCCATTCCAAGACGGCTACGCCCAGAAGGTCTCAGCTCGAATCAACACGAAGAACATTCGCGAGTACGGCGGACACAAGTCAAACGTCGGAACCTTCGTCATCAAGTACGTCGGAGCCTTAGGCGTCGTCCTCGACATGGCTTCGAACGGTCGTCTCGGAGCCGCGCTCACAGCTCGACTCGGCAACCGATCCCGCTACGTGTATCCCGCATGGGACCGTAATCAAGACTCCGTCAATGCGGCTATGGCAGACTTAGTCGAGCAAG